TATGCTGTCAGGTGAGCGGCGATAATGATACACAGCCTGATCCCATTCTGGCGTAGGACATGTTTGTCGAGCAAAGAAATAATTGCGAAAGACATTGGGCATCAGTCTTTCTCTCTTTGTGATAACAACCACATAGAAGTCTTTTGGATAGGTGGACTTGGAGGATTGGACGCACTGATGAAGATTGGCATCATACTCCGTGTGCATCTCTCGTTCTAGTTCGATAGGAGAATTCGTCGGAGCGTCTTTGGTGAGCAGTTCCGACGAGATCTTTCCTACCGTATCTCTCGTTTCATTCATACTTACTCCAAGCTACTTCTTTTTCTTGGAAGACTTTCTCTTAGGCTTAACTTTTTCGCCAGCTTTGCGCGCTTCGCTTAAGGCAATAGCAATAGCCTGTTTACGAGACCTTACTTGAGGTCCTTTCTTGGAGCCTGAGTGAAGCTCACCTTCTTTGTACTCGTGCATTACTTTAGAAACTTTATTCTCTTTCTTGGCCACTTTGACCATTTTCTTTAGTTTACGGCCGGCTTTTTTACCAGCTTTTACCATCTTCTTAGAAGCCATTATTTACCCTTTCTATGACTAACTCGTTTAGAATTTTCACTCTTAGTTATAAACCGACAATTCGACGGATCATAATTCCCATCGGCATCTATTCGATCAATAGTAAGACCCTCTTTCCACCCATTAGAAAATGCCCATTCATAAAACGACTTGGGATTGTCTCTCCATTCATCGCACACTACAATTCCTTTTCCTTGATAGTAAGGAAAATCCCATTCGCTTGCGTTATAACATCGAGTCATTACCCTATTTCTCATCTTTATTAGAGGATGTCTTTCTCCTTTTAGACAAAGACCGTGCTCAATATGATGATTATCCCAATTTCCCCGAGTTATTCCGTAGGTGCACTCGTTGCATCCCTTTATGCGAGTACTATTTATTTCAGCCGTTCTACGGAAAACAATATTCCCACAACGACATAAGCATTCCCATACATGAGCTCTTTGGTCCTCATCTTTATGGGAATATCTTACTACTTTCGCAAAGCCATTATCAAAACCAACCATATCTTTCATGCGATTATCCTTTCGAGAATATAATAGCATGGTTGACATGGTTAATCCCTTTATTTATGGCGCTTTTCGAAATTAATCTTAAGCTGTGGATACTTTTTATATACAGCACTTCTTACGCCAGAGGGATTAGGGGCATAGTGGGCCCTAGCCAAGGCATTGCGAGCGCGTTTAATGCTGTCAATTGGAAAACTATAAGGTGACGTCCCACCGCTTTTACCTGCAAATTTACCAGGAGCAACATCCTTATACTTTCCAGTTGATCCACCGCCTGGTCTTTTACGTTCTTGTGATTCTTTGCCGCGCGGAAGCTTTACTCCTTTTGCGACAGTTACTTTCTTTTTTGCCATTGCTTCTCCTTTAGTTACTATCCCATATCACAGAGAATGATTTACCATCGACTGACAATGGCGATGCGACGGACTTTGGTGCTCCGGACGGACTTACCATATTCATACTATCGTTCTGCCATGACGGATTATTAATGGCGCCGGGTACTCCATTTACTTCTGCTATGCATTCGAACAGGGAGATATTGGAGAAATGCGTCAACGGTTCAGTTCCATTAAGGAAAGGAGCTTCGACAATCCATTCTGCTGATAAGCGTTTTACGTCAACAGTAAGGATTGAAGGCACAACGGTGTACATACGCTTGGTATGATTAGTTATCTTCAAAACAAAGAGACTTCCAGGTCCCGGAACGAGACTGACTGGAACGTACCAAACATCTGCACTGATACTGTCACCCACTTCTACCGGAAATCCTATCAAGTTATGAGATCCCTGAGGAAACATCTCAAACCATGCGTAATGGTTAGCTACTCCATTAGTTACATCGTGCGAGGTGCCTATCTGCTCAACCGATGGGCTTCCTGATCCATCAATGCCAACCCAGATTGCACAGGCTGTATTTACGGCTGATGGCAGTACGCTTGGTACAATCCATGATCCAGATACTTTAGTTACTGAATACGGTGCTGGATTGGAGAGATTGGTTTGAGCAACATAACCGCACCAGTTACCACTGAATTGAGTATTTGAACCCATTCGGGCATGAGGAAAGTTATGCGATACGCGATCTCGAGGACTGAGAGAGCATTTAATGAATGTATAATCTTGGGCCGCAACAAGCATTCTTCCAAAGCAAAATGCCAGCGCTATTGCTTTCAACATAGCCATATCTACTCACTTTGTGTGTCAAAAAGCTGATTAGTTCCGAATCCATACGAGTTAAGAGATCTGTTAGGATATTCACGATGAATTGGCGTCTCTGACAAGTTTGCCATTGCGCGTTGATCTTCGCGCACCATACCACCTTCAGCCATCTCAATACGACGGCGTGGATCTACACCCTTCCAAAAGAAGTTGTCTAATTGCTGTGCGCGATGGAAGTCTCTTTCATCCATTCTGCGTTCCCATAGGGACATTTCTGCGTACTCTTTTTCAGATCCTGAACGAGGCATAGCTTTGTGATTTTTATTTTTCATATCTGTACTCCTTATAAAATCCTACTGAAGGAGAATGAAGGCAAGGAAACCCAAACTCCCCCAGTAGGATATATTTCTAACGAACCCGAACTGTTTCCTCAAAGATCAAACGCTGGTTGATCTTTTGCTGCTCTGGTGTGCGTTGAGATTGGATATTAGGTGGCACTCCCAATATCTTGTATGCAATCTTTTTAGCACGACCAGGGATGCGAGGCATGCCAGGCATGTTATACCTTCTTCGGATAGAAATGCTCACGACGTTTGTTATCGTCATAATCCATTTGACGATCCACGCCAGCAATTGTGTCATCAATAACTTCAGGGATGTATGGTCCAGGTTTTGGATATTCCTTGATCATTACATTCTGAGGGAGATTGGCGATTGCTCGGTGATCTTCATGGATCATTCCTGCATCTTCAAGTTCTTGTCTGCGACGAGGCTCCATACCAGCATAGTATTCACGTCCGCGCATCTCTTCAGAGCGAGGTTCATCACCACGACGCGCTTTTTTGTAGCGTTCTGGATCCATCTTTCCGCCGTGTGACTCATTGAGGCTTATGCTGCCTCCGCCTGCCCCGCGATGAAATCTTTTTTTTGCCATTGGGTTTCCTTTCGGTAGAAACTGCGCTAAGAAAGGTTAGATATCTAAAGTTTCCTAGCACAACGTTATACGTCTAACTACCTGTAACAGAACCATTCTGTTCAGGGCGTATTTCTGGTTTATTCTCTCTGATAACAGATTGGGAACCAAGAGTTTGTTGTTCTCGTAGTCCGCGCTCTAAGGCCATTAGTTTTTCCACATGCTCTAAGTCGACAGTGTCGATCTCTTTTAGAGCCTTCACAAGATTCAATAGTCCAATTTCTTGATCCTTCACTGCAGCCGCACGACGTTCAACGGCAAGCGCTTGATTCTCTTGTACCCGACTAGTACGTTCAACCCCAAGGCCGCGATCAGCCTCAGCGCGAGCTTGTGCAAGTTCTGTGCGTGCCGCCTGCTCCTGAAGAGCTGCCTGCATTTGCTGTTGCTGCATCTGAGCTTGTTGCTGCTGTTGTTGCTGCATGCTTTCAACAATCTGTTTCTTATTCTGCATTGTTGAAGACTCGATAAGATCTTCATTGGATATAGGAACACCAGCTTCACGAAGCATAAGCATCTGCGCCATCTGCATTTGGCGTTGTGTAGACGTATTGAGGCCTTCTTCGACGACGCAGTGGTATTTACCAAATGCTTTAGAATAGAACTGTGGTTGCGGCTCTTCACCTTCGAGAATCTTTTTAACTTTGCCGGGAGTGAAGTTGGCCTGGATAAGTTCAATCATCTTTTTACCCAAAAGCTTTTGAGACTTATCCAGTAAGTCGAACACGCATTGAAGCGTCGTAGTTGAGGCAGATTGCTTTAACATTGCATGATAGCCGGAAAGGGTGTCCTTATTGTC